ATTTTACAACTTCATTTTTGGCGCCGGTTATTGACGCCGATATATCACCGAAAGCGGCCTCGACTTTATCAAGTTGGTCTATATCCGTTTTAGATAATACGATATTAAATTTATCGGCTTTTTTAGCGAGATCTTCAAATCCTTTACCGTTGTTTTTTAGCAGTGGAATTAATGCAGTGGCATCACTGGCCATTGCCTCCATATAGAACGTCATCTCTTCCTGAGATAGGTTTGCACGCTCTAACGACGATTGGAATAACTGCAAAGCCTCTTGGCCTGACAACCTTTTGAATTGATCAATAGTAACGCCAATTTTTGGCCCTATCTTCTCGAAGAAGTCAGCCATGGGGCCGCCGCCGGTATTTATAAAATCCCCTATGCGGTCGTTAACATCTTTTAGAATATCGGAATATTTATCGGACTCAATTCCTACAGACTTTGCGGCAAAGGCTAAACGTTGGAAATCCTCAACGCCAACATTAGCAACAAACGCCAGGTTTTTGGTTTCCCTAGCTGCTGCGGCTGTTTCTTTTGTGATTAATGCCAAACCAGTTCCAGCCGCAACTGATAATGCCGCTCCAAACTTGGTTACTTTACCTGCAACCTCGAGCGCATCTTTGCCAAAGCTTTTAACCTGCTTAGAACCGCGCTTTAAGTCACGGGTTAACGGGTCAATGTCGGCGCCAACGCGAACGGCTATGTCTGCTGGTTTAGTCATTAATCAAGCTTCTCGTATAGGTCTTTCCATTCATCTTTGGGCAAACTAGGTATATTCATTGAATAAATCCACCATAACTCTGAAGGATGTACACGCCAAAACTGATCACGAGAAAGCCAGCCGCTACCAACGAACGCAATGTAAGCGGAACGAACAAGCGAATTATTTTGCTCGCCGCTTTCGGCTTTTTTAAGCTTAGCTTCTCCATCTCTTTTCGTAGATACTCAGGCGGTATCATTAAAACTAAAAGACCCTCTATTCTCGCCATTACATTTTCTTTGCCGTCTTCCCATAGAGCACAATAAACTTGCTCAACAGTGCAATCAGCTCCAGCATAATTAAGCGCTGCATGATATGCTTTTGCTAGTCGCGTATTTTTCACGCTTTGCGGGTTAACTAAATCAAATAGAGAAATATGATTTTCAATAGATGAAATTAAACCTATTACTTTATCTGATTTAACAACGTAATCTTTTCCCGAAAATGTAAGTATTACGTCTTCAAAACCCACCATTAGGTTGTCTCTGCAGTGTAAGTCCACGCGCCGGACGATTGCAGCGAAATACTAAACGTAACAGCGTCCTGATATGATCCAGACTCTTCATATGAAACAAGCCTAAAATCACCCGTTAAAGTTGCCTCTGTTGCATTTGAAGTATTACCGATAGGAAACTCAAGAGACATATCAGTGATCATTTTTGACGTACCAGTAACCAAGGCAATTAATCTAAACACCTCGCCTTTAGTTATACCGTCGGCACTTATATCTATTTGCTCTTGTGAGCTAGCCGCAAGCAATAACCGCTGGCCAGCGTCCTCGGTGGTTGTGATGTCGATTGATTCACCGCCCCAGGATAAAGAAACGTTCCTTAATCCTGCAATTACAGCAGCGCCTTTTGTTAAAAGCAGCGTTCGACCTATATTAGCCTGAGTTGCCATTTTTGTACCCTCTTATAGTTGATCTATTAAAATTTCAAACTGCTGTACGCCGTGCCTTGATTGCCCGTCTTCATCTAAAAAACTTTGCTCTGATATAAATTGGCAATCAATAAATCTATAACCTGTAACTGTTAACGTTTGCCTATTTAACGCATCGTAACAAGCCGATTGAATATCTTTAATCTGTTTACGACCTTTGTATTCAGACCATGAATGCAAAGTTACCATTACTATAAACCCGTTTTCGTGCGACGTAGACCATTCTGTTGTTACGTCCTCACCTATAACTACATATGGCATCGCTAAGCCTTGGCATACATCGTCGACAATTCCAGACGTGGTTACTATGTCAGTTAAATCTGTATTAGCTGCCAATGCAGTATAAACGGCTTTCTGAACTTCGAAAGAATAGCTCATTTTGCCGCCTTCCTTAGTTCACGTTTAATTTGAGCGGCTAATTTTTTGGTGAATTGCTGCTCGTATATTTCCTCAATATTAGATTTTATTTTCTGGACTGCAGGCATTAAAAAAGGCTTTGCGTTATCCATTATTATCCCGCTTTTATGCGATCCTTTCCCGGCACCAGTACCAAACTCAACAAATCTCCAGTAAAAACCATCGTACTTTTCTTTTTTACCAGAAGAAAAAATAACGTCTGAAATAGGCTTGTCTGGGTGAGATTTAACGCGCTTAGTTTTAAGCGATTTTCTCAGGTTTCCAGTTTTCTCTATACCAAGTGATCTTATATTACTTTTAGCTTCTTTCGTGATCTCAGAAGCAATACCATAATTAACTGCCCGGTTTAAATTGCGCGCGTGTTTTGGTGTTATTTGATCAAGTATCCGCTCAACATTTTGAATGCCTTCGACTTCAAACTTCATAAAGTGGCCCCGCGCTCGGCGATAAACTCAAGATAAAGCTTTCGAACACCTCTACCTAAAATATATTTAATGTCGTATTCGTCACCGTTCCAAATTATCTTTTGAGTTTCGTCTATATCTTCTCGATACCTAACGACAAACTTATAAAGAGCTATGGCATTCAACTTATTGTATTTAAGTGCCTCATTTCCTGATAACGGCTCCACTTTTGCAAAAATATTGCAGCCTAATATCTGCCAAGTAATAACATTACCGCCGCCACCGTCAGCAACTTTTGACTTATATTTAATGTCAATTCGCTGGTCAAGTTCGCCTGGGCGATAATTAATCATACGCGGTATAGCACACGTTCAGAATCAAGAAGCCCATCAATATATGGTCTAGGCATTTCAGAAACAGTTGTTCCGACTATTAACGGGTTTCTGTTCTCGTAATAATGAGATACTTGCAATTTTATCCACTGCTTTATGCACTCAGGAACCGCCGAGGCCGCACCGTAACCCGCTATAAACTGAATAGTTACCGCATTGGTCTGATCATACGTTGAGGGCCACGAAACACCGTACGCAGGCGTTACACGCGCAGGCACGCTCTTGGAATCAACTACATATTGATCTGCGGCCAATGTTTGTGAGTCGCCGTTGCTATCCAGATAAGTAATACTTGAAACTGACTGCAATGGAGGCAATGAGAAATACGGCTTAAAATAATCGTAATAAGAATCTACGGTTTGTGTTATTAAATACCGATGTAAATTTAATTCAGCTTGGATTCTTGCAGCAATGATTAAACCCGTGATCTCTGCATCGTCGTACGTGTTGTCAATACGCAATTGAACCTTAGCCTCATCAACTGTGATGGGCTCTTCGGCTGGCGCAGTACTGACAACGTACGTCATTTATTTTCTACCCTTTTTAGTCTGGCCACTGGTCGTAATAGCTTTGTTTTGGATCTCATGCTGAGTTACTTCTTGAATGAAGCTAGGATCTGCGCACGACACTAAATAATCACTAAGCTCTACAGTTGATCCAGCTTCAAAACGGGTATTTGTAACGCCATCCTGAGAGCCCAGAAAGGTTTTTAATATTTTATACATTGCTTATCCTCGGTATAACGTGCTGATCTTTAATCGGTGCCGAGTGATCATAAGCTTTTTCTATCTCTTCGGCGCTCGGTAAATTCTCTCTGTCGGTAAACTCTAGTTTAACACTCCCATCGTCCAGAATGTTAAATTCAATATCCACTGTATCATATCCGTATAATCTGCCAACCCTACCCACATCAGAATCCATCATAGACGTGTTTGTTGGCAATTTAATCTGAATACCCCTGGCATGACCTACGCCAAGCCAAAACTCGACACACGCACGCCCTTTTTCTGCGTCGTGCACGTCTTTATAGGTGAAATCCATACCAAAAATACTTAGCTTTTCAACATCTAAATGCACTGCAAGCGCCACCGCATAAGCCGCCGTTGAGTTGAAATAATCATGCCCTAAATTGTTCAAAACGTCTTCAAGTGGGAATGCCACTAATGACGGATAATCGTTGTATTCGCGACTCGTAACAACTGGCGTTTTGGTGGTTTTTAGCCACTGAACCATAGCCGCAATATTTGAATCTGGCCGTGCTTCTGCTCTAATTTCTTGTATTCGCACATCATCCATATGGAATATTAAATCGCTGCCGAAAA